ATTAACAACATACGCACCCTTGTATTTCAAGTGGTCTCCCTTAGTTAGTTAGTGCAGGGGTGTGTAAACAAATAAAATTATGATTAATGAAAAAAGATTAGAAGAAGCTTTAAAGTTCTTAGCAGATACTGATGAAGAAGATGCTAAGTTAGGTGCAGGTTTGGAATATTTAAAAGACAAACAAAAACGAGATAAGGCAATACATATTGTTAGCAATAGTAATGACAAATCTTTTTCTATAAAAGAACAAGCTTACTATGCTTCAGATGTATATGGAGAATACATATTACAGAAACAAGCTTTAGCAGAAAAGGTTGGAATTACTCAAAACAAAAGAGCTAAAGAATGTTTAGTCATTGATGTTTGGAGAACACTAGAAGCATCAAGACGCAAGAATAATCTATGAGATATACTTTTAAAGTATATGGATATTGTTATGTTGAAGGTTCTGCAATTGTAGAAGCTGATAATGATTTAGAAGCATACAATAAATTTAAGTCATTATCGCCTACAGAAATTAATTTAAAACTTAATTCTTTAAACAAAGATAGAATAACTTATGAAGTTATTAAAGATGTTAAGCCAGTATAATGAACATTCTCCACTACCTGAACAAAGATTATTTAGAGCAATAATAACACAGGCATTAGAAGATGCTGCTTATAATGGAACTGTAATGATTGATATGCGTGATAAAGAAACTGCAATCAATTGGTTCTTAGATCTTGGTAAAGACTTTAGAACTACTTGTGATTATGCAGGGTTTGATCCTTTATCTATAAGAGATGCTTTTGTTAAAGCACGTGAAAGAGGATTAATGAATTATACTGAAAGACAAAGTGAGTTGTTATTTATTAACAAAGATCGTCAACGTCAGTTTAAAATTAACTTAGAGGATATATGATTTGTAAAGAATGTATTAAGAAAAGTTTTATAATTAAAAAGCTACAACTTAAATTGTTTTATAAGAACTTTGTAAGTAGATTAAGAAATCTTGGTATATAAAATAGTACCATTAGATTTAGTAGCTTGTAAGTATTCTTTTCTATTATTATCAAAAGAATAACTACAATGTACCCATCCACTATTGGGTTCTTCTGGTTTCCAAAACTCTAATATACATTGATCATAGTCAAGAGTATTGACTATCCAATCAGATACTACTTTGTTTGGCACACCAGCAATTTTAAAGTCTGCTGCTTGTCCAAATGTATGTTGCGATGTAGGTTTACTACCTACTAATACACATAGTTCTGGTGATCTATAACCTGAAGTAATAGTAACTGGCTTATCAAAGTGTAATCTTACAGGTTGTAATATATACTGACATAGTAATACTAAGTTAGTAATGTGATCTGCTGTCGGAATATTATTTATATTATTACGATCTGCAATTTCTGATTTACTTAATTCTTGCAAAGTAAAGTCTTTACTTAATTTCATTTAATTTCTTTAATTCTTTTAACTCCATGTTTATCTGTTTCAACAATTGCTTCAATTTCTTTACACTCCATTCTCATAGTATTTGTATTACTATCTCTTTCTACTTTACGTTTCTGTTCTAAACATTCAGCAAGATTAGCTTTAGGGGAATAGTTTTCTAATTTACCATTAAGAAACATAAGCAAAGCAAATACAATCTCACCCATTACTTACCTCTTAATGAATCTAATTCTTTTTCTAGCTTATCAACTTTTTTTTCTAATTGAGATATTAATACTTTAGTATGTACGTTTTCTTCTAATTGTTTAGAGTGTTTATCTAATGCTTTAGCTTGATACTCAATTAACATATACATCTCTTGGTTCTTAGGAGTTTGTTCAGCTTTTTTTAATAAGTCTTGTGCCATTAATTTCTCATTGGTTTCAATTCTATTAAGTCTTTCAACAATACCAAAGTAAGTCCAGACAGCTACAACGATAGCAGATACGATAGCTACAATATTTTTAATTGGTAAAGATACTTGCGTTTGATCGCTTAATTTAAGACTATCCATTATCGTCTTTACTTTGTGGTCTAGATGCTAAGCTTCGTGCAACCGACTCAGCACTTCTGCCCACGACATAACCACCAAGTCCAACATTTAAAAGAGTCCAAACATCTCCTGGCAATTCAAATCCTACTACAATACCAGTTAACATTTTAACAATTGGTGCAAAGATATAATTAAAGACTAATACAAATATAAGAACATACATAAGTAATGGTCTCCAACTAGATGCAAACCAACCAGCTTTAGCTTCAGCTTCAACTATCTTAGCAGCAGCTTTAAGTTCTTCAGTATTAGATTGTAATAACTGAGTCTGTAAATCAGCTTTTAATTTAGCTTGTAAATCTTTATCTGGTACAGCTTTTTCAATTGTATTAAATAAAATTTTAGCTAATGGTGCAATAGCATTTATCATAGGTAACATATTAACACTTCCATCTACGTCTTGCTTGACGTAATCTTGAGTTAGGATCTTTAGCTGCATTTGGCCACATCTTTAATTGACCAGCAGATCTAGCACAAAAAGATTTTCTTCTATTAGCTGCTTTGCTTCCTGGTTTAACTCTACCAGTAACAGCAGTAGATAATTTAGAACCTGGATTTAATCTTCTATAAGCTTGTACTCCAGCTTGAGTCATACCAGCTCCAGATTTAGTGGACCTAAAATATTTTTTATTTTTAGGTGGCATTTTAGTTTCACGTCTCATCTATATCTCGCAGTTTTTTTAGCAATACTTTTAGGTTGTTTAGAAAATTGTTTACCTTTACGTTTAGCTAATCTTTTAGCTTTAGTAGTGGCAGCATATTCAGCAGGAGATAATGCTTTAATAGCATTAGTAGGTAAATATCTTTCACCAGTTACTGATGATTTTTTACCAGACTTAGTTCTCCACTTTTGTTTGCCCCAGTCAACTAAACTTTGTTGTCGCTTTGCGTACATTATTTATAACCACCGCCTCTAGCTTTATAAGTTTTAGCTAATAATTGAGCTTTACGTGCAGACCATTGTCCTGCAGCAGTACCCATAACAGCTCTTGATTTAATTGATTGAAATAATTTTTTTCTTAAAGATGGCTTTGTATATACACCAGCTTTATTTACTGTGCTTTTTTTTTTCATAGTTTGTTTCAAGTATAAAGTCTATATATTGTTTAGCTTTAGCAAGATCTAATTCCTTGCCCTTGAAAGAATGGCGGCAAATATATTTAATAACATTACCTTCAGCATAAGGAATATTATTTTCCATTATAAATTTAGCTGGGCTAATTTTAAAACGTCTATAGTGTGATCCACCTATTTGTTTAAAGAATGTTTTGTTGCTCATATAATGATTTTACCAATCCATCTTCCAGATTTATTTAATACCATAGGTATTAATTTTGGTAAACCATTGATAATCACAGCACAACCAATAATTGGTCTCATGCGTTGAGTTTTATTATAACGAAATGCTAGAGAGTCTTTGTCAATTAAACATCCTACTTGTAAACCATAATATAATCCTAACGAATTACCATAGTATTTAATTGAATAAGACGAATGATAATGTCCTTGTACGCAAGACATACCCATAGATTGAGCAAGTTTTAAAACATCTGCCATTTTGCCATGACAAAAATATACAGGACCATTGTTAGTATGCACAACTAAATCATCGTGCCACTTCCATTTATCACTAACCTTTAAAAATTCATTATACTTACGTAAATAAGCTTTGGGTATTCCATATTTAAGACTACGTCTATAAACTAAACTACCATGATTAGAGTCAAGCAAATCCATAGTAGGAAATAATTTTTCTATTTGCTGTATAATTGGAATTGAAATTCTTAATTCATCTCCTGCACTTGGAAGATCTGGATCGCTATCATGAAATGATAATGCGTGTTTATCTAATTCATCACCAATATGAATTACACGATCTGGTTTATATTCTTTTTTGATTGCAGTTAAATAAGGTATTAAATCTTTATGATGATAAGGGATATGAGTATCACTTATAACTAAAATTGATTTGTTCATTATAAATATTTATACTAGAATTTATCTAACAAGTATAGATTGAATTATAAAATAATTTTAAATATATTTACTAATAAGATACCAATAAAAGCACCAGCAGCAGTTAATAAAATCCAATAAGTTTTATCAACTTTATCTTCAATTCTATCTGTTTTAAAATTAAGGCTATTAATATCACTTTCAATGTGGGCTAAGTGATTAGATTTAATAATCTCAATATCAAGAGCTAGTTTATCTACTCTATTATTTATATTTAAAAGTTTTGTTTCAATATTGTTGTCCATTAAAATAATGTTTCGTAAGGATTTCTTACTAAACCTTGTAGTTTATATTCGCTTGTTCTAGGCTCTTTATATTTAGGATGCCCAGTTTGTCCTAAGAACCAACTAAGTGCTACGTCAGCAGCAAGATCTGCTGATATACCATCTTTAATTAAACCTTTCTCAATT